AAGAAGTAAATATGCTTCCGGTCTTCCAGGAGCAGGAGGAGCCATACAATTAAATGGTGATGCTCTTAAGAATGAAGCCTTAACAGAAATGCAAACACTAAAAGATAGTGTACATAATTATGAAGAAGGGAACACCCCTCTAGGATTTGTGATAGGATAATGCTAATAGGAATAACCGGTTTTATAGGCAGTGGCAAAGATACAGTAGCCAATATGTTTGTAGAACGTGGTTGTGTTCATGACAGTTTTGCCGCTCCACTAAAAGATGTTTGCTCCAGTATTTTTGGTTGGGATAGATCCATGCTGGAAGGTGATACTGTTGAAAGCAGAGATTTCAGAGAAACACCAGATATGTTTTGGACTAAAAAATTAGGCGTCCCAAACTTTACTCCTAGATTAGCATTACAACTTTTAGGTACAGAAGTACTTAGAAATCACTTTGATGAAAACATTTGGTTAAACAGTTTAGAATACAGAATAAGAAAACAAATAGAAAATGCACCATGCACAGTTATTAGTGATGCTCGTTTCAGAAATGAATTAGATTTAATTAAAAATATGGGCGGAGTTGTTATTTGGGTGCAACGTGGAGAACTACCTGAATGGTTTGAAACAGCAAAGACGGCACACGAAAACGTTGTAAGCAGAAAGATAATGCAGACAAAATACAGAGACATTCATGAGAGTGAGTGGAATTGGGCAGGCTACCCAGTTGATTACGTTATTAATAATAATGGTACCCTCGAAGACCTAGCCCACCAAGTTGAAGAAATACGAGACTGGAAAACAGGCGAATTTAAAGATACCCTACACATTGTATAATACCTGCTAATACCTAGCAATTCCGTAAATACAGTATAATTCATTATTTTGATAAATAAAGGTAATACGACAGTATTGTACAATACATAATAGGAGAATAAAATGGCAACATTATCATCACCTGGAGTAAGTGTAACGGTATCAGACGAGAGTTTTTATGCTCCTGCTGGTGCTGGAAGTGTACCTTTAATCGTTATTGCTACGGCACAGGACAAAACAAGTCCAGACGGTTCAGGTATATCAGCATATACAACTTCAGCAACAGCCGGAAAACTTTATCAAGTTTCCAGCCAAAGAGAGTTACTACAAAATTATGGTAATCCAGAATTTAAATCAAGCGGGTTAACACAATTACACGGTAGCGAACAGAATGAATACGGTCTTTTATCAGCATATAGTTTCTTAGGTATAGCCAATAGTGCATACGTTTTAAGAGCAGACGTTGATTTAAATGACTTAACACCATCTGCAACTGCACCTACATCTAAACCTGCTAACGGTAGTTACTGGTTAGATACATCAACATCAGTAATTGGTGTTAAAAAATGGGACGGTTCTGCATGGGTAAAACAAACAGTCAAAGTTCCAGCAAGTACAGATCTTACTACTGGAGATAAACCAAAACCATCATACGGTATGAAAGATGACTATGCAGTTGTATATTTTACAACAGCAGGTGCTACAAAGGCAGACATTAAAGTTTACCAAAAAACTAATGACACTACTTGGGACGTAATTGGTGATTCAGGTTGGGGAACTAGAACTTCTTCAGCAGATTTCCAAATAGGTGATCACAGTGATTTACCATCCACAAGACAAGGTGGTGGTTCACTAGTAGCAGGTGATGTATTCTTACAACAGAATTCATTAAGTAACGGTACAGATTTTAAAGTTAAACTATACAATAGCAACACTGGTCTATTTACAGACCAAACTGTATATGCAAGAAAAAGCATGTCAGATGCATATGGTACTAGTTTTCATGGTCCTAGCCCAGTTGCTGGAGACTTATTTGTAGATGTTGCAGGAGTTGGACAAAACAACGACTATGCATGGTTTACACCTAAAAGACATAACGGTAATAGCAGTATTAGTGCAGAAAGTACAGCGGCATTAGACGGTTCTGAAGTTGTTATTTCAGCACATGCGACTAAAGTTAGTATGATTATGAATATTGATGACGGTGCAAATGTAAATGTAACATTTACTACTGACACTGATTCAAACGGTAATGCAAGTGTTGATGACATGGTTATTGATATTAATACAGCACTAGCGGCGGCTGGAACGTCAACTAACTCTTCAAATGTTATTGCTTCTAATAATAGTGGTAAATTAAACATTTATAATAGCGATGGTAAAGATATTTTGCTTATGGCAGGTAATGTTTCAGGATTTGGTCCTGCACAACTTAACCTAACAGCAGATGTTCCTTACAGTAACTTTGAAGCATTAAGTTTCACAGCAAAAGCAACAGAATTAACTGGTGACTTAGCAGACGGAATGCTATGGTATGACGCAACTGTAAGTACAAGCACAGTTGATATTCTTTATAATAATGCAGGTTCTTGGGCAACTTATACAGGTGATGTACAAGTTACTTCTACACAACCTACAAAACAAGCAGACGGTACTAGTTTACAGGCTAATGATTTATGGATTGACGGTAGTGATTTAGAAAACTATCCTAAAATTTACAAATATAGTTCTGCAAATGAATGGGTATTAGTTGACAATGCAGATCAACTTACACCAGCAGGTATTGTATTTGGAGACTTTAGAGCATCTAAAAATACTGCACTTATTAGTGAAGCAAATGGCCTTCCATCACCTACACTATATCCAAGTAACATCTTAGCATGGAACAAAATGGCAAGTGGCGGTAATGTTAAGAAATACGATAGTGCTTCTGGATTATGGAAAGACTTCAGCGGTAATAAAGCAGATGGCTCACCTCACATGTTGAGAAAGGCACAGAGAAAAGTTGTTGTTACATCACTTCAAGCGGCTCTTACTGCAAACCAAGATATCAGAAACGAAACAAACCGTTTCAATATTGTAGCAGTTCCAGGATATCCTGAACTAGCAGATGAGATGATATCACTTGGTACAGATCGTAAGAACACCGTATTTAGTGTTATAGATGCACCATTAAGATTGGCCGCAGACGCAACAAGTACTTCAAACTGGATTAATAATAATGCAGTTACAACTGAAAATGGAGAAGACGGTTTAGTTACTAATTCACCATATGCGGCTGTTTACTATCCACATGGTTTAGCAAGTAACCTAGACGGTTCAAGTGTTATGGTTCCTGCTTCACATATGGCATTAAGAACATTAGCATTTAACGATCAGGTGGCTTTCCCATGGTTTGCACCAGCAGGATTCCAAAGAGGATTAGTAAGTAATGCTTCTGGAACAGGTTATCTTGACGCAACATCTAGCGAATTTGTAGCAGTTGCTTTAAGTGAAGGACAAAGAGATAGTCTTTACACTAATAAGATTAACCCTATTGGAAACTTCCCAGGCAGAGGAATTGCAGTATTTGGTCAAAAGACTTTAAACTCAGTTTCAAGTGCATTGGATAGAGTAAATGTTGCTAGACTTGTTGTTTATCTACGTGAACAGTTAGACGACGCAGTTAAGCCATTCTTGTTTGAACCAAACGATGAAGTAACAAGATCAAATGCTAAAGTAGTTGTTGATAGACTACTTGGTGAACTTGTTTCTCAACGTGGATTGTTTGACTTTGTTACAGTTTGTGACACAACAAACAATACAGCGGCAAGAATAGATAGAAACGAATTGCATATTGACGTGGCGATACAGCCTGTTAAAGCAGTTGAGTTTATATACATTCCAATTAGAATCCAAAATACATTGGGACAAACAGGTTAAGTTATACTTTAACTAATTAAAAGGGCAGGTTTTCTGCCCTTTTTTGTGAATAAATTATATACGCAGTTAACCTTTTTTGGCTCAAAGTGATAAATATTCGTATATAAAAGTTCGTTAGGAGAACAATATGGCAGTATCAAGTGCAACAACAGAAACTAAAAGCAAATTTGGTGTTCCAGTAACAGGTAATACCGGTTCAGGCGTTTTAATGCCTAAACTAAAATATAGATTTAGAGTTAGTTTTTTAAACAATTTTGGTGGAAGTGCTGAAACTAAAGTTTTAACACAAAACATCCAATCAGTATCTAGACCTAAGATCTCTTATGAAGAGCAGGTAATAGATAGTTATAACTCAAAAATTTATGTACAAGGTAAACATACTTGGGAACAAATTAATGTTACTATTCGTGATGATATCACTAACCAAGTAGCAAAACAAGTTGGTGCTCAGGTGCAAAGACAGTTAAATCATTTCCAACAATCAACACCAGCCTCTGGTAGTGACTATAAATTTGACATGCAGGTAGAAATACTTGACGGTGTTAATGCAGGTGCTACTGAAGTTTGGTTCCTTGAAGGATGTTTTTTAACTAACGTTGATTACAGTGAAACGGATTATAGTGCGAGTGACGCCGTACAGATTACTCTACAGGTTAGATACGATAATGCAATCCACTTTGAAGGTGATAATGACATTAACGGTAGAACTGTAAGTGGTAACCCATTCCCAGAAACAGTGAGCACAGGCACAGGAACATTAGGTTAAGGAGTAATCCTTAATGGAGTTTTTCAAATCAGGTAATAATCGGAAGTTCTTTCTTAAGGACTTCCGTAATGCCGAACATTACAAACCTGACATTGCTCCACCAAGACAGCAATTTCAGGGATATGTAAATTTCATTATTAATAGAAGACTTATTTCCATGATGGAAGATACTTCTTCTTTTAGAACAAGAATTTCTTCTCTTGTTAGAACGGCAACATTGCCTGAGGTAACGTTTGCTACAGAAACTAAAAATTCATTTAATCGTAAGAAAATTATACAGATTGGAGTAGATCATAGTCCAATTAGTATTACGGTTATGGATACAGTACAAAATGAATGGTTAACATTATTCATGAAATACTACTCATATCATTATATGAATCCAAGAAATAAATTTGATGGTGAGACACGAGACACTTCTTTCATGGGTGGTGACACACATGGAGGATATCAAGCAGGAAACTTTGGACGTCAAGGCGAAACTAATGGTAAAGGCTACCAATGGAGTAGTAATGATTTTGGATTAGATTTAGGTGTTACCAAAAACTTTTTTGAAAGAATAGACTTAATTTTATATCATGGGGATAAAGGTGTTCAATATTCTATGTTCAACCCTATGATGAAAGGATTTTCAGGAAGTAGTCTAGATTACTCCTCTAGTGAACTAATGGATTTTAAAATAGACTTTGAATATGAAAACTTTACTACAACTAATGTATATAATTTTTCTTTAGGTGAACAAGATTTAGCAAGGTTTGAAAATATGGCAGGTGCTAAATTACCTGGAATGGGAACAATTAAAAAACCAGTTGCTTTAGATACTACAAATATAAGTATTTTAAATGGAAAAGATGGAGACGGAAGATCTAGAACACAACAGCCTAAAACAGGCGGAAAAGAAACAGGCGTAGACAGTTACATGAATACTGATAAAATGTTTGATGATAGCAGTATACTAGTATCAGAATTAGAAGAAGGGTCCAAAACTAACAAAATTTATACACCGGTCAAGAAAGCAAAAAATAGTGGTAAAACAGCATGGGATAGTGCTAACAGTTGGTTAGAAGAATCTCCTTTTGGTAGAATAATTGATAGAGGACTATCTGCTGTAATAAATGGCCAAGACACATCTGATATCTTAAAACAAGCATTAACAGATGAATTTAATTATGCAATAACTAATGATTCAGATGATCGAGATATTTTTAATAATGTTGTACCTGGCAGTGAAAGTGATAAACAAAATGAGGCTGGTGAGTCTAATGAAACAACAGAAACTAATAATTCAAATGGTGATAGTAATTCACCCTATATAAATATAAGTTTTTAATATGAGTACGTCATTATATAATACATTTGGAAATGAAATAGAATATAAAGTATTACAATCAACGTTGACTACATTTTTAGAAAATGCAACTATTAAGTTTCCTTTACCTCAAGCAAGTTCTCAAATATTAGGTGATTTTTCTAGTAACTCAGCACAAACTTTAAATGGTCCATTATTAGAACAAATATTTTTAAGATTGCAAAAATTAGGTTTTAAGACTGCCAATGCTAAGGCATTATCAGTTGTTCTTATAAAAGTTGCAGAACAACAAAATATGAATCCAATGGATTTCTTTAGTATAAATGAAAACACTTTAAATATAACAAAACAAGCCTATGATGCCATTAATGAATTAAGACCCAATGGTAACAGAGTAAACTTAGTTACACCTAAAAATAATTCTAAAAGTCCAGTAAGTAAACTTTTAAAGTCATAACATGGCCAAATATCAACAAGGCTTATATGAAGTTGCAAATACCTCAAAGTTTGTAGGCTCCAAACCACCTAAATACAGAAGCAGTTGGGAGTTGGCATTCATGCGTATGTGCGATAGTCATCCTAATATACTTAAATGGGCAAGTGAAAATGTAAAGATTCCTTATAGAAGTCCTGTTGATGGCAAGTATCACAACTATGTTCCAGACTTTATGATACAGTATCAAGACAAAGATGGTACAGAACATGTAGAACTAATAGAGATTAAACCTGCTAATCAAACTACATTAGAGAATGCTCGTAGCAGAGGACAAGCCATACAAACGCATATAAACGCCGCTAAGTGGACTGCGGCACAAGAATGGTGTAAACGCAAAGGTATACGTTTTAAAGTTATCAACGAAGATCAAATATTCTCTAACAAAAAACCTCGTAATAAAAAACAACGTATTGCTAAGAAAAGAGTCAAATGAAAATATTTGAAATAGCAAAATCAATTGACCATAGGTACATTATAAGAAAAATAATGATAGATAAAAAATGGCCAGCAGAACTTGTAAAAGAAATAGAAGATGAATGGATTATGAAAGATCCCACAGCAGGTAAAGATGCCGTACAAACTATAACTAATTTAAAATTAATTAGCCCAACACCAGTAAAAATGCCTGTAGAAACATTATTAAAGCATAAAAATAATCTACTTCAAATGAAAAATTTACCTCAGGACATACTAGATAAAATAAAACAAAATCATCCGAATTCTCAAATACCTAATTCTGTAAATAAAAACTTTGAAAAAAATCCTAAACGATATGATCAATATTCTAAAATGGACCCTTCTACAGCAAAGCCTAGTGTAATGGTAGATGGCGCAATAGATTACGGTGTAGGCAGATTCACAGCCGCATTAGTAAGAGGCGACCAGCACTTGAACGTTTGGCAATTACAATCCAATAAATAGTAGTATGACTAAAAAACTAGAAGAAGAGTTTAATCTGCCCCCTTTAGAAGAAGTTACTAAAACAGAAATAGAGGAAGTTCCTAGTGTGGAAGAAACACAGGAAATAATAGAAGAGACGCAAAATGCTCTGTCGGTAAGTGATAAAATAAATTTAGCATTTAAAGAAATTAAGGGTTTAGAAGATCACGAAGGTGAAATGAATGACATAGCCAAAAAGGCTATAGAAAGTTATGAGCAACTAATGAGTTTAGGTATGAATGTTAGTGATATGGCGGCTGGTAAAGTATTTGCAGAAGCAAGTAACATGTTAAAGATTGCCTTAGATGCCAGTGATGCTAAAACAAAAGCAAAGTTACAACAAATAGACTTAATGCTTAAGAAAGCAAGAATAGATAAGTTTGATAATAAGGGTACAGAAACTGAAGCCGTTCAAGCAACTGTATTTGATAGAAACGATCTATTAAAAATAATTAAAGGCGAAAATTAAGGCCTTACCCATTCTCCATTTTTAAAAACTACAAGTTCACCGTATTGATCTAAAGTGTATTCTCCTTCTGTAGGATGTTGAGGTTCTTTTACTTTTATTTTTGACATGCAATTATTTAGCAAAAATATCTGTATTCTGATAAATAAGTGTAACAACGAAGTTTAAACGGAGTTTAAATATGAAACTTAAAGACTATATAACAGAATCATTCAACA